GCTCTTCCGATCTCGTGTAGCCCAGAAAGGAGGTGACATAATATGGCAATAGTTCAAGCTTCGTTGGTTGATGAGATTCTAACTCGTCAAGAACGCAATGTGATACGTGGTATTTACCGTGCATCGCAGTTGAATGAAGCAAGAATGCTACTGACTAAGATCAAAACTGAACTTGTTAGTACTGAGCTGAATAAGGCCTCGGCCCCAATTCAACCTAATACTTCAGAACAGATAGATCTTCTTCAAAGCTATCTTGCAACTCAAATTGCGGTTGCTTTGGTTGCTACCAAAGTTCCACAAATGCAATCTAGTTCGAAAGAGATTCTTTCTCAACCTGACAGCAAGTAACTAATGCCCTGATATGATCACCCCCATACTAAAGGCTATACGGGAATCCAACTAACCTAAGGTAGTATCGACTACTATCTGATCGCACGAGAATCCAATCACGGCCAACAGGCCAGAAAGGACCATCGTATGAACTCTATAGAGAGCTCACGATCGGGTGTGTCGTTACGACTTTCAGTTATAGGTGTGCCAACTTATACGATAAACCAGTTTACTGATTTATTGTTTAAGTGGGTAGCTTGTAGCGGGGAAGAGTGGACTGTTAAGAGATGTAAATCTCTGAAACTAGCACTCATCCAGTTACGTTCGAAATCTCCCGTTTCTATCCCTTTAGCAAGGAATCGAAAAGGTGAGATCAAGGGCGTAGTTGGCAGTCTGATGCGTTGGGCCTTAAAGTCCGATAAGAACTTCTACAAAGTTCTTAACGCCTTCATGGCTTATACGCACTGGTCATCTGTTAGGTTAACAGGTGAACAGCGGAAGAAATTCCAAACAGCTGTCAATGCTAATCCGGTAGAGATACCGGAAACCTTTGTCCGTTCTTTTGTGAAGACGGTAAAGGCAGCTATCCATGGCAGAACCATTCGTGGAAATCCTCAATCCTTAATTACCTGGAGAGGCTCTCCTAATAAGAGAGCTCCGACAGTTAATGCGGGATCCGTACCACAGTCGCAAGAATTATTGCGTGAGATCTTTCTCACAGATAATGATGCGACATGGAATCATGTACGAGCCTTGTGGGATGACATTTATTGTCATGTCTACAAGAACATCAACATACATAGTTTTTGCGATTCTATGCATGAGGATGACTCATTACATGGGCCCATGGTGGCAGGTGAGGTTCATTTCCTTCAGGAACCTGGTTACAAGTTGAGAAGCATTGCTTCACCCTATAGATTATTTCAAGTGGCTTCGCAACCACTTAAAGATGATCTAGGTCGACTTGTTCGGACTCTTGAATGGGATTGTACCCACGATCAAGGCAAGGCGATGCCAATCATACAGAAAGCATTAGCAGCGAATGAAACGGTCTACTCGGTAGACTTATCATCAGCAACTGATTACTTCCCGTATGAGTTGCAATTGACTGTCTTACAAACAGTCTATGGCAAAGACAATCCTTATGTTAAGTTGTTTCAGGACGTTTCCCGAGCAACATGGCATTCGGACGTAGGTGATATTGTTTGGAGGAAAGGTCAACCCTTGGGGTTTAACCCTTCTTTCTTCACTTTCACCTTAACTCATGGACTAATTCTTCTCCATTTATTGGGAAAGAAATATGAACATGAATTCTTTGTCCTTGGTGATGATGTTGTAATATTAAACAAGAAATTGTTTGATAAATACAAATCATTCCTAAGTGCAATGGCGTGCCCCTATTCCTCTGATAAGACCTTAGTTTCTAGTGAACTTGCTGAGTTCGCTGGAAAGGTTGTTACAAAGGATAAAATCTATCCACAATTAAAGTGGAGGACAATATCCGATGATAACTTCCTTGATCTTGCCAGATTGATAGGTCCGAGGATCAGGTCCCTTCTTTCTAAGAAGCAGAATGAAATCTTGGATGTGTTTGCACACATTCCTGATTTTATTCATCCATATGGTCTTAATTGGTCATATCAAGGTTCAAATCTTGAAATGATGGTTAAGGCCGGTTTGGAGTTAAGCTTCGAAGAACGAGTGTTGGACTCCCTCACGGGTCTAAGTGTTCACGTCAATAATCAGCTTTATGCTGATTACGGCGCTTACACAAACGACATCAATGATATCATCAATGGTGATGGTATCAAAGAGGTAGTTTCAACCTTCGACGAGAAGGTTAAATCTGTATTCCTTGG